ATGATGGTCTCTTTGTGCGTTTAGCATTTGTATCAATTGAGTTCCGCTGGCCTTGTCTTCTATTAACAAGCGAACAAACTGAAGTCCGCCTTTTTCGTACTTCCATTTGTTATATAACATTTGCACTTGTTTGATAAGATCAGGCATTTCCCATTTTCCACGAACAACGTCTAATAGATAATATTTATACCTATTTGATTCGCGTGTTACCAATACAACACAACAGGCCGAATACGCATTTTGCGGTCCAGTTTTATTAGCAGTATCCCAACTAAGAAATATCCTGCAATACTTGATGGGGTCTATAGCTTCGCCCTGCGCCATCGTATAATACTTCAGCCATGACTCTTTGATGATTCCGCCTTCTGGTGGACATGGGTCTTGCTGATACTGGGCGGCAAACGCGTTTTCGCCCATAGAATTCTTTATCCCCATGACGACATCCATATTTTCGCGATCCGGGTGCAGCAATTCGCCCTTGGCACGTGTAATCACTCGCGTTTTACCAGAAATACGATTCTTAACCACCCAGCTTTCATCAACAGTCGCAATGACGGGCAGTTTAATGACCTTAAACTGCTCGCCTAACTCCAACAAATGCCCAGTCAAATCATCCTGGTGCAGACGCTGCATTACCACTATAATCTTGCCGGTTGCCTTGTCATTAAGGCGTGAATATAGCGTAGAACCATACCATTCATTCAATTTGGCACGCTGCGCCTCCGATGTGGCATCTACAGATTTCTGCGGATCGTCTATGATTATCCAGTCTGCACCACGACCAGTCAGCGTTCCGCCAATAGACGTGGCTATACGCCCACCACCGCGAGTGGTCGCAAAGTCATTTACAGCCTGTCTTGACTGATGCAGGCGCGTCATTGGAAAGAGTTCGCGATACCAATCCGATTGCATAACGTCCCGACAACTGATCGCAAATTTATCCGCCAGCTCATCGTTATAACTGACACAAAGGATTTGCGCCTTTGGATTATGCCCCAGTATCCATGCCGGCAGAGCGACTGAACATATCAGACTTTTCATATACCGCGGCGGCATATTTATAATCTGACGATTATGGCGCCCTTCGCACATATCCATAATCGCATCACAAATGACATCGATATGCCAATTGTTTAGGTATTTTGAACCCGGCGCAACTTCTCCAAAAACCTTTGTTACAAAGGATTTAAAATCAGTTCTTAATAATGCGTTTATAATTTTATCATTCATGGTTAGTTTCCTTTAAATATTGTTTTAATATTTCCATGTCGTCCTGCCGAATTGCGTTGGCCGCTTTGGCAAGTTCTTCGTTCTTATGATCGGCTTCTGTCATCACAGGTAACAACGTTTGAAAAGCTTTCAAGTCGCCTTGTACCGCTTTGTTGACCGCCTGAAACAATATGGCCTGTTTTTTACTTATCCTTACTGGCTTGCCATTTTTCGTCATCTGAATCTTTTCATTCACAATGTCGTCCAGTAATTTGTATATGTTTTTACTGCCACTTGGCCGCCCCTTTGGGTTGCCAGATTGGCCGGGCTTGAATTGTCCCGATTTTGGTGGCTTCATATAGCCACATTCATAATCTGCCATTATGCTACCTCTCGTTTTGTGGTTAATAATTCTGAATATGTTTTGCCGGTGGCCTGATGCACGGCATCTATGTGAAACATCTCTAGAAACCTGCGGATAGCAGTGTCCACATACAGAGGTTCCAGTTCAATGCCATAGCAAACGCGTTTGGCTTGGTGGGCGGCAATCAATGTACTGCCCGACCCCAGAAATGTATCCAACACAATATCGCCGCGCCGTGTGACGTCCAATATCGCATCTTTTAGCATTTCAACAGGCTTTACCGTTGGGTGCATTTTGATATCAGCCTTGTGCCGACCGAACGCATTAACGCCTGCATACTGCCAAACATTTGTGCGATAGCGGCCGTTCTTGCCCAGATGGACATTATTGACGTGCGCTTCCTTGCCGTTTTTAAAGATAAAGCAGAGTTCGTGCTGGCTGCGATACAGACTGCCCATGCCGCCCGAAGACTTGCACCAGACACACATGTTTATCAGGCCTGAAAACGCGCCCGTTCCCGCGGCCAATATCTCGCCCATGTGGCGCCAATCCATAAAATTGTACTGCAATGCCCCAGGGCGCGAATGTTTCGCACACAGATCAAAGTTCTTGCGTAAAAACTGCGTGAACTCGTCCGTGCTCATCTCGCCTGACGCCATTTGGAACTCTTTGTGCTGCACATTGCCCGAACCACACACATGCCCCGATATTTTGACGTTGTATGGCGGATCTTGCAGAACCATATCCGCCTGACGCCCGCTAAGCAGCGTTTCAAAGGTCGCCGCATCCAGACTGTTGCCGCAAATAATCCGATGGTCGCCAATACACCATACGTCTCCGGGACGCGTTACGATTTCGCTTTCCGGGATGTACGGCACATTATTCGCCTTGGGGTCTGCGACTGGCTTATCGTCCATGGACAAGACATCCAGTTCAACATCTGAAAATCCCGTAAGGGATATATCCAAATCGCCACAAATTTGTTCCAATTCAGATATTTCCAGGCGCAATAAATCCGCATTCCAGCCACCGTTCTCGGCGATTTTGTTATCGGCCAGGCGATATGCACGCTTTTGCACCTCTGACAAATGCGCCAGACGGATAACCGGTACGGTATCCAGCCCCAATATTTGGGCTGCGGCCATGCGACCGTGTCCAGCGATGATTTCCAGATTATCATCCACCAGTATCGGATTATTGAACCCAAACTGCCGAATAGATGCCGCGATCTGTTGGATCTGGCTTTCCGGGTGATTTTTTGCGTTTTTCGCATAGGCGCGTATTTGATTTAGCGCCACGTTTTCTATACTTAAAAGCCCCATAATTAACCTCCTTATTTGGTTTTTTGGACTGCAATACGGAGGTCATTTTTTTGCCCGCATTGCTATATAATATACAGTGATGGCCTCAAAAATTTTGCGCAACGACCTAATGCGTTATAAATACTATGTTTTTTGCTTGACTCGACTCGCTTTGTAAGCAGTAATTGCACGACCTTAGATGGAGGCATTTATGACAAAAACTGAACTGCCCACGACACTGGATGCGCTGCGCGCGATGTCCTTTGCGGATCGGGCGACACTTTGGGCTAAATACAGTCCACATCCGTTCAAACGACAAATGCGGGCGCTGTGGTACTATGTGCAATGCGACCGCCAGAAACTGCAGATTGAACCAAAGTTCCTGGCTAAGATTAAGAAATACAAAGATAATCCCGCCGAATGTGCCACCCACGCGTATCAGAAGCGATACTTTATCCGTCCTGGCGCGGTTATAACGCGCACATTCCGTGGCATTGAACATCGCGTCACGGCAAATGATGATGGAACGTTCCACTACAACGGCCAGACATACAGAACCTTATCCGGGATTGCACGCGAAATCGCAGGTATAAAGATTTCAGGGCCAAAGTTCTTTGGGTTAGATAAAGGAGGTAAAAATGCTAAATAGATGTGCGATTTATGTCCGAAAGTCCACCGAACATGGATTGGATATGGAATTCAACTCCTTGCAGAATCAGGAAGAGTCCTGCAAAGCCTATATCGCATCCCAGGCGTTCAATGGCTGGAAATATCACAAGACTTATACGGATGCGGCAATATCTGGCGGCACGATGGAACGACCGGCATTAAAACAAATGCTGGACGATATGGCGCGTGGGTTGGTCAATACCGTTGTGGTGTACAAGGTCGACCGATTATCCCGATCAATCTTAGACTTCCACAATATGATGCGGTATTTTGAAAAATACGGCGCCAATTTTGTATCGATCACCCAATCGTTTGATACCAGTACATCCATGGGAAAACTGACGCTGAACATGTTGTTGTCGTTTGCCCAGTTTGAACGCGAAGTGTCATCGGAACGCGTACGCGACAAAATCCGCGCCAGTAAGGCCAAAGGTCTGTGGATGGGTGGCAATCCGCCACTGGGCTATGATGTGGTAAATAAAAAATTGATTCCGAATGGGGTTGAGGCTGCGAACGTTCGGACACTCTTTGAAAAATATCTGGAACTGCAATCTGTAAATGCATTGACCGAATATGCCGCGGCGCACAATATATACGCCAAACAATGGACAACCGCCAAGGGCATCACAAAGGGTGGCCGACCGATTGCCAAAATGAGCATGCATCGCATCCTGCGCGATCGGACTTATATCGGCCAAATCGTAAACAAGACAGACAACACCGTTGCGCCAGGCGAACATTCGGCGATATTGCCAAATGACCTATTTGATCGTGTGCAAGTGGCATTGCAGAATAATGCGAATAATAAGTCCGAAACGCACGGTTCGCCCAACCTGCTGACTGGCAAATTATTTAATCATAACGGTGTGCGTTTTACCAATCAGCGAACATGCGGCAAGAATAAAACAAACACCCATTATTATGCGACCAAAGGCTTTTATCTGCCCGCGCCAACGGTGGGCGAAATCGCAATTAAAACCATCGTGCAATTTTTGGATGCAGACCTGTCGGCACTACCTTCTGCGACAGCCGATGCGCTAAAACATATCAATATTCAAAACGCGCCATACGCAGAAAAGAAAACCTTTGTTCAATCACTGGTTGATAAAACCATATATTCGCAAGATAAACTGATATTTTATCTGGCACCCGACATAGCAAAACTCCAGCCGTTTGCAACAGATAATTTTATCAATCAGAATTCCGAACCAATGGAATTCACGATCAACGATAGCCACATTGTGATAACAGTTCCAATTATCCTGCGAAAATACGTAAACACAGTGTTTGATAAGTCCAAAAACGGCGTCTTGACGGTCACCGATAACAACCACCTAATCCTAAAAGCCTTCGCCACCGCTTGGCGCTATCGGGAGTTGTATGAATGTACAGGAGATACGAAATTTATAGCCAAATCCGAAAGGGTTTCTCCAATGACGGTTTACAGGTATTTGAACATTGCTTATATGAATCCAACAAAAGTTAACGAGATCATATCCGGAAGACAGATCTGTACGATTGATGAATTATTTAATTCCCATAGCCTTGACTGCGACCTCAGAAGCAATATTAACTAATATATCCCTGAATGCATCTGCTGTACCCACCTTAACTTTGGTAAGCAATTTTTTTATTCTACTTGCACTTACTTCTGTTAACGGTGTATCCACAACAATATTATCTACACTGTCCGACATCTTCTTGCGTTCATCATCTGAGAGTTCTTCCATATCATCAATCATCATTTTAGCCGCTTGTATTTTTAACTCTGTCCAAGGGTACGGCTTACCGCAGTGGTGACAATATGCTGGTGGCGTATACGGAACAATATCGATGACTCCCGGAACTTTATATTTTCCTTGTATATTTTCACCACAGTTTTGACATTTTGTGATAACGTTGGCGCCGCAAGTCTTGCAAAAAGGATCAATTTGTTTCCCTGATGTATCTCCAGAAATCGCATGTCCGTTGGAGCAAACAGCAGCATTTTTATAATGCGGAACTTCTTGTTGGAACCGATTAAAATTAAAAGGATCTCTATACATTTTTACCTCTTCGAATCAAATTCACAGGGGATTTTTTTGCAAAGTATGCATTTGTATTAAAAATCCACCAACTCCATGATGTTATCATCATACCACTGTGAATACTGGGATTTCAACCATAAAAAATCCCCGAATTGCAGGGCAATTGAACAATAAAAATA